GGTGAGCCAGTCGATAAGCAAACAGAACGCCTAATAGTAGACGCAGAAATCAGAGCAAGGAGTAAGCAATGAACGTATTTAAGTTAATAGAAGATAACGGCTTGACCCTGCACGGTGACATCGAGCATTTTGCCGAATTGATTAGGCAAGAAGAACGTGAGGCGTGCATCGAGATCATTGAAACGTATCGAATCCCTGTCGGCAATTCTCGGGCTGGAGAGCTTGCTTGTGAATGGACTTATCGAGCATTGCACGAAATTAGAGACGACATCAGAGCAAGAGGTGAGCAATGAAATACTGGATTCATAACAAAATTAGAAATAACGAAGCGGCTACGATCAGCCTCGCACTACTAGAACAAGGATTGCCCGATGAGGTTCCTTCGCTGCGATATGTGCAGCATTGGGTCAATGGCGTGTGCAAAGAGTTGGGGTGTACGGCCACGATTTATCCAGGAGGCGATGTTGTTACTTTTTATCCTGTGGGTGAGCTATGAGTTCAACGATGAGCATCCACAAACTCAGGATGAAAGCTAAACAGGACAGAGGGCAAGCCTGCCTTCAATATATGCAGACAAGATCATCGCCTGTGACGCTCAAGGACTTAGCGAGCAAGCTGGGTATGACACCGAAGTCCATATCAAACTCGCTCATGCCGCTCCTTGAACAAGGCATCATCGAAAGAGAGCTAACGCTTCGTCAGTCTTCAATCTGCAAAAAGCTAGGCTGGGCTTACGGCTACTGCGTTGCAGATAAGAAGATGAAGAAGCCGATCAGAAAGAAGAATCTAATCATCGAAGATGAGAATCTTAGCTTCCATAATCCATTTAATATGACCATGCCGAGGGTTTGAGCAGGAGCTTTGGGCAAATACTCACCTACTCTGTAACTAAACAGAGTTAGTGAGTATCCATGCCGATGGGAATCGCTATCGCACATGGGGCCAGCCTTTACGCATAGACTGACTATGGCAGTTACGGTGTCGCGCACCCCTGTCTCTGGTCTGCCATCCCTCTTTCGAGGTCACTCATATCAGTTGGGCTTGAAACAGTTCCCCGTTGCCCTCTTACGCAGTTACGGCGGTGGTCGGTCTAGCTGCGCCAGTTATCGTTATTGGCTGGGTTCTGAGTCCCACTTGCTTGCAGCGAACTTTGGTCTGCAATCCATGCAGCCAACAAAAAAGCCACTTACTGCTGCTCCTAGTCGAAGTCCCTTGATGGTTAGTCAAGGGTAGAAGCATGAGTAAGTGGCCTTCATTTTTTGTTGACTTCGACGACAACAAAACGAATCTTACACACAACCTTCCATCATGTAAATAGTTCCGACGAATGGTCGATTAGACATGTATAGACATATATTCCTAGTGTATATTTATCACTGTAGTACCTAACCTAAACCGGAGATGAACATGAAACTTGATTACTGGGAACAAAAAGAAATCAGAGATGCGATGGGAAAACTCATTGAGAGAGCTGCTTGGGCCAGCAGGTCAATGTGCTATCGCAGTGCTTTACTCGAACCTTATGCGTTCGATGACGTTGAAAAGCTCATGTCAGAGATCGAAGAGTTTAAACAACTTTGGCTTTCAATGAAGCGTAAGGATGTCACTAAGAACATTTCTACAGCCTTTGATGAGGTAGGTATATGAGCATGGACAAAGGCATCACGATGTACCCAGATGGCCGTATGCGTACAGAAGACGCTGCTCGGTATATTGGGCTGGCACCTAAGACGCTAGCAATGATGCGGTGCAGTGGAAAAGGGCCACGCTTCGTAAAGAAAGGAAGAATTTTCTATTTCAAAGAAGATATCGACGCTTGGCTTAATGCTCATCGCATGAGCAAAAACAAAGGAGAAACAAATGACTAACGCACTTGATCGATTGCTGCTCAAGAAAGGCACGATGGAAGAGCACCAATGGTGTCGCTCTTATTACATCGAACAGATCATGATCGTGCCGCATTACAACAAGCAAGGTGTGTTCGTGCTACCAGGTGGGAAGGAAGTTCCTGAGCAAGTTCTTATTGATGCAGGCGGTGTTCGCACTGCATCCTATTTATGGCCTAGAACATGGGCAAAGGAGATGACAACATGATTTATACATTTGAAGAGCGTAGCAAAGCGATCTTTGCAACCGATGCTAGAGCCATAGCAGAGGGAAGAGCCGCAGAGGTTTATCTCAAGAAAACTGATGAGAGTTATTGGGAAGAGAAAAACCAATTTGATCCTGCAAGTCAGGAACGCATGAACTGGGGATTGCTTTTGCAAGACTCAATCGGCAGAGAGGCTTCTAGGAGACTTAAGATTGAACTCAAAGAGGCCGACTACGAACTTGCCCATCCTGATCATCCTTGGATGCGATCTCACTTTGATTTCATTAGTGAAGACGGCTCTACGTTGGTTGAAGTAAAGAACTACAACGCGATGAAGAGGAGCCAATTTGACTCTGCCGGCTTGATGCCAGTTGCTGACTCGGTGCAGTGCATCCATGAAGCGACAGTGCATCGTGTAAATAGAGTTGTTCTTGCAGTGCTTTTCGGTGGGCAAGAGCTAGTTTTGATTGATAAATCAATTACTGATGATGATAAAGATCGCCTTATCAAGGCAGAGGCGGCGCTGTGGGGCGCTATCCAGGCCAAAACACCACCAATGCCCACTACGCCTGATGAAGCAAAAAAGCTGTTTCCAATTTCAACGAGCAATAGTGCTGTGGCGAATAGCCATGTTGAGCAAGTCGCACATCAACTAAAAACAATTAAGGAGCACATTAAAAAACTTGAAGAGCAAGAAGCTAAACAACAGGCTTACCTGCAAGCTGCAATGAAAGATGCTGACACGCTTGTGACTTTTGACGGCAGAGTGCTTGCCACATGGCGTTCTGCAAAAGGTTCTGCAAGATTCGACAGTTCCCTTCTGCAAAAAGAAATGCCAGAGGTCTACCAACGCTTTATGCGTGACATGCCAGGTTCACGGAGGTTCTTACTCAAATGAAAACTGATTTAGTTAACCCACATACGCTCGATCAAGACGTAATCCATTCCATTGTTCTTAAGGGAGACATGAGTGGCCTTAGCCAAGAACAAGCAGTCGCTTACTACAACTACCGATGCCAGCAAGTTGGACTCGATCCTTCAGCAAAGCCGTTCGATCTTCTTACACTTAACGGAAAGAAACTGCTGTACGCAAATGCTGGTGCCACGCAGCAACTGTGTGCAGTGCACAAGCTGTCCGTATCGATCATTAACCGAGAGAGATTTGAGGGTGTCTATCTGGTATCTGTACGAGTCACTGGATCGGATGGAAGAGTTACTGAAAATGATGGAGCGGTCGAACTCGAAGGAGAACGAATCGGAAAAGCCAACGCCTTGATGAAGGCAACCACGAAAGCAATCAGACGAACCGTACTTGCTCACTGTGGATTGGGGATGCTCGATGAGACTGAGGTGGAGACGATTCCTAACGCTGTCACTGCGCCGATGCCTATGCCTGCTGATCTACCGATACCAAAGGTTGCGCCAGCAGTCGAAGGTAAGTTCAAAGTCATGATTCCCGATGGTGATGGCTCGAGGATGTACTCAAGCCATGCCGATGAACATCAGTGGCATGACAACTTCTTTGGATTGATTGGCAAGATCGCCAGCAATACCAAGATCAGCACAGAGGAGAAGAATGCCAAGCTGGCAAGCCTCTTTCGGGTCAACGCAGAAATCTACGGTTCGTTTAGCGGGGTTGCAGCCATCGAGTTCAAAAAGCGCTGTCACGATCATGAGGTCGAGGCTTACGTCACAAAAAAGGTAGTGACTCTGGAGGCAGAGGAAGACGATCTGGAGATGGGCCTTTAACGCAAACGCAAGCAGTGCTTGAGAGGCTGCACTATGGGCCTCTTACGCAACTGCAAGCCTATAGCGAGATTGGCACCACGAGACTTGCAGCCAGAGTCGAAGAACTAAGAAAAGCAGGACATGTCATCAACACAGAGATGGTGACATCACATAACGGCAAAACATTTGCTAACTACACTTTGATAAAGGAAAGAGTATGAGTACGACAAGAGGTAAATACGAAAACAAACCAGGCGAAGGCGTTCTATTTGGCGTGAAAGAGAAACGCCATGAGAAAGGGCCAGACTTTGAAGGCTTTTACATTGTTGATGAGGAACTCAAGCCTGGTGATCAGATCAAACTCTCATCATGGAAGAAAACTTCAGCCTATGGTGATTTCTTCACACTGCGAGTGAACCGCTACCAGCCTAAGCCTCCAAGAGAGGTTGGTTTCTCTGATGACGTACCGTTCTAATGCTCTGCCCTCGATGCGCTGACAAGGGTGAGATGAATGACACGATCATTCTTGAAACACGCAGGCACCAGAAGAAAAAGCCTTTTACGAGCTTCGTAACAAGGCGTAGACGCTGTGTGGCCTGTGTGTTCAAGTTCACTACACATGAAATCATCAAAGGCGCTGATGACAGAGCTTACGATGCTGCACTCAAAGACGATATGGCTTGAAAGGAGCAATCATGGCCGTGACCGATGCAGAACGTATCCAAACCTTGAGAGAACTGAATGGCGAGCTTAGAAGCCATTGTGCAAGGCTAGAAAGCCTGCTTGCACAGCGAGATGAGTTCCTACGCTCTCTGTGTGACCCAGACTTGCTTGGCTATGCTGTCAATGACGAAGTAAGGCATCACGCTTACAACATGTTGAAGAGGCAAAGCAATTGAGCAAGCTAGGAAAAGATCGCGGTGCGTCTTATGAACGGGAAGTCTCTAAAACGCTCTCAGAGCGCTTAGGAACGAAAGTAACCCGTGTACTAGGGCAAGCAAGGGATGGTGGCTCTGACATCGATCTAGGGCCGTTTATGATCGAATGCAAGCGACGTAGGAAGATTGCACTCTATGAATGGATGGAACAAGCGATTGTTTCAGCCGATGGTAAGAAAATACCTGTCGTTGTTTGCAGAGGTGATGGAAAGAAGAGCCTAGCGGTGTTCTTGCTTGACGATGCCATCACGCTCATGCAGAATGAACTTTAGTCTCCACTCAGTCTGAGAGCTAGGTTACGCCAGAGGCAGGCGTTATCAGACAGCCTCACTGCCATTCTGTCCTCCTTTTGCTCTTCCCAACGAGCTTCCCCCGCATCCCTAGCGGGGTTTTTTTTGGAAAGTCGATTTTTCTTGTCGGCGGGGAAGCCTATCTCGATTTAGCGCGTGTAGGACGTTTAGCAGTCTTTGCAGACTCTCTAAAGGCTTGAGCAGTGGGTGCGCCTTTGCTACCCACCTTTCTCATGCGCTCACCACTGCCAGCAGCAATGCGAGCACGTTTAGCGTGAATGTTTGCGTATAGACCAGGTTTCATTAGCATCTCCATCTTCTGCGAGCAGCCTTGCCTCTGGGGCCAGACCAAGATCGTGATCGAGCACAGAAAGACTTCTTCCTAGCCTTTTCTCTGGGTGTCTTAGGGTTGGGTGCAGGTGCTTGCAGATTGGAGCCTGTAGCCCTGTTATAAGCCTTCCTACCAGCCTCTGTCATGCCACCACCCTCTGCAACAGACTGGAAGTGCCTGCCTTTGCCCCTGGTGGTCTTAGAAATAGGGTTTGCCATGCTTACCTCATCATCATGCTTTCAGCTTGCCTGCGTCTTGTCAGCCCAGGTAACACTCTGCCAGCAGCCTTGTTCCAGCGCAAGCATTGCTCAGCAGCACCTTGCCAGTCGCCTGCGTCTACTCGCTTCTTGAATGTACTGATTCTGTAGTTGCCTAGACCACAGTTATAGGCCCATGAGAGCACCGCTGCAAACCTTCGAGGTGATGCTTGCAAGAGCTTGGGTGAGAGTCTTACCAACCCTTGACTGAAGTATTGGACATGCTCCTGAAGACGCTGCTCGGCTTGATCTTTTGACCACATAGTGCCTGAGCAAATGCCACTGCCAGTAGAACCATAGCCAATAGTCCAAGGGTCGCCACCAGTAGCGGGGTCAGGATAAGCAACACAATCCCCATTGGGAAGTCTGCGAGCATAGCCCTCAAAGGGCTTAATAAGAACCTGGATCGAGAGGTTGATCGCCTCATGAACGCTGGTATTTTTCAATGCTTCTGCCAACGAACCAGAAACTGATAACCATCATGAAGAGTGCAAAGTCATCTTCATCCCAGCACTTCAGAATAACTTCATGCCAAGGCGCTTCTGTTTGAAAAGCCAATACCAACGTAGCCGCTTTGACTGCTGCATACATAAAGAACAATGCCCAGGTGATGCCAGGGCGAACCAGAGCTGAAATAGCAGCCACCACCTTACCTGCTTCGTGAGCTGTCTGAGCCTGCTCTTCAAACGCAGCCTTAATCGTATCGAGTTGCTGAACAGAGTAATCAACATACTTTTCCTCGACGCGAAACTGACCCTTCACCTTCTCAAGGTCAGTCTGTAGTTGAAACATGTTGAGTTCGTGCTGACGTTCGTTCTTCTTGTCGAGATACTTCAGTATCTCTGGCGCTAGTCTGAACAGACCACCAAAGATACTGCCAAGCAAGCCACCACCAAGCAACTCAAACATCACTTGCTTAGCATGGTGTCTATGCGCTTGTGCGCAAGACTTGCAGCCTCATGAAGCATGTCAACCCTAGCTTTTAGGTGAGCCAAGTCTGACCGGATCGCAACGTAAGCACCAAACGCACCGGCAGCAGCACCAATCAAAGCCTGAACGATGATAGATACTGAGATTTCCATTATTTCAGTCCTTCACCTGGCGTGATGTAGACCAAATGGTTGCTCCCACCTGAAGCAATACCAGACACATAGAGCGTAGCTTGTGCCGAGATACTTGCTTGCGGCACGGTGTACACCTCGGTGGTTTGCCCATGCAATGCCATGCCATAGGCAGGCGTTCCATCAACAGGAACCGCTGCTGCTTGACCCGTCACTGAAGAAAACCTTAAGAAGACTTCTTGCGAGGAATCGTTATGAACATGAACTTGATTGCAAGGAGCGTCTGCATTGACTGCTACTTGTGCGCTAGTCGTTCCTATCGTGAGAAGGACTGTCTGTCCTCTAGGAGAAAAAGCAATATTATTTGCCATTGCCTTTACCCCATTGCTGTGCAGCAGTCATCGTGCCATAGCACTTATCACCGCTCATGAACTTCGGTTGGAAGTTAGGTGTAACTTGCCTGGTCGTACCTTGGCTAGGCTTTAGTACCACCTGCTTGCTCACTACTTTCGTCATCGTCATCATGCTTCGCTTCCTTTATCAAGGATGGTAAAAAGACCGTGATGGCAAAGATCAATAATGCAGCGAGTCGCTCATACGTCGGCCCCCACATCGTCCAGCAAGCCAAGGCAAAAGTCATCGACAACGCCAAGATTGTCAAAACCCTAGCCACCACCAACTTCAAAGAAATCCGTACTACCTTCAACAGCAAGTTTGAATCCATGTTCAGCCCCATGGGTTAGTTAAGGTTCTCTATGTTACCTTAACTATCATCATCATCGCTGTCTAAGAAACCACTTCCCCATTCAGCATCCGATGCTTTCAATCGGATAGCTTCCAACTTTAACGCACGGTCAATGATCTTGCTCTTGTCCGTGAGTGTGGCCTCTGGATCAGCCATGACCTCAGCCAAGAGTTTGCTAATCGCAGACTCTAGGTCTGGGTTAATCCCAGAGGTCTTACGCTTCATCGCATCATGCGACGCTTAGGCTGACGCTCAGGCATCTTCTGCACAGGCATACGCCCTAAGGCACGTTGCGCTGCAAGCGAACCTGCAACTTCATTGCGACCAGCTTCAGCGGCTTGCGCCTCTTGACGCTTCATCTCTTTATTGCCTTCTGCTTTCATCGTTGCATCGTAGTTCATCGCATACCTCTCTTCGTTTTGCGAGCCGTTGAATAAGCTATGGCCGCAGCCTGCTTGACTGCTGCACGTTTACTGGCAGGTCGGCTGGTGCCAATCTTGCCACTTTCTTTGAAACTTCGCACTATCTCTCCGATATTGCTAGAGATTGTTTTTTGACTGCTACCTTTTTTGAGTGGCATTTATTCCTCCTGTTCTCTAAATTGACCAGCGACTCCACCACCAAGAAGAGATGCTGGTCTTGCATAACTTTGACCAACTGATGGAAGCCTTGCTAACTGACGCTGAGCGGTTCTTGCCATACGGCTTCTAGGTAGTCCTAATAAACCAGCAGACAAAATGTCACCTGGAAGTCCTGTAAGCCTACCTAACGTAACATTTGTTCCAGTGGCAGGTAGAGCCATACCACCAGCCTCTTCCCACTGGGCTCGAAATTGCGTTTCTCGGCCAAGCCTACCAAGTTCATCAATATCCATTGCCCCTCTGCGCACAGCATCGCGCTGTCTTCCCAACATATTGCCAAGCCTTTCTAAACTAATATCACCACCACGAATTCCGTTTTGGCGCATCAAGTCTTCAAGGATGACGGTATTACGATATTGCGGTCTGATGCGTTGTAACTCAGCAGCAATTTGCGGGTGATTGCGTTGAATTGAGTCATCGATTAAATCAATCAAATTGTAAATTTCATGGGCATCACCTCGGCTACTAGTTGCTCTAGCAGATTCTGACAATGCGTTTCTAAGCGTTTGCAAAGCCTCGCCTTCAACGCCAAATGTATTAGGTTGAGCACCCTGTCTTCTTGCAAGGCGCTGAAAATTGTTAATGATGTTGTTTGCTGTTTGTTGCACCGCTGAAGTTGTAGCGACTCCTGGCAACTGATTTTGAACATTAGCAATAGCTCGAATAGCAGCAACTGCTTGCGGATCAATGTTAAAAATCCTACCTTGGTAAAGGTTGTCAAATTCTCTACCAATAGCTTGAAATCGATCTCTAAGAAACTCTCGATCAATTCCTGCTGTTTCTTGCCCTGTGCCTCTGCTTGCGAGACGATTTGCAAGCTCTTGATTGTGCTCTGCATTAAAGGTCGATCCTCGCTGTGGAATTGGATCATCTCTGCGAATTTGCGCCGGAGAAGGTCTAAACCCAAGCTCTTCAAGTCGAAGCGCACTACGCTCTCTTATTGGTGTTGGCGTTCCAACAATTGACCTAGCCAATCTTGGCCCTGTCATCAGTGTAGGGCTAAGAATTTCTCCAAGCATTCTTGGGCCTGCGACTTCTTCTCTTGGTTTTTCAATACCAAGTTTTGCAAGCCCTTTTTCAGCTTCTTGAATCGTAGGGAAGATTGTTTCTCTTCCCATAAACTTGCCTCTAGGCTCATCTTGTTCTCTGAAACCTAACATTTCAGGAACTGTATAAGCACCAAATTTTTCTAATTCACCAGGAGCGCCTAACAAACCTGTGACTGCGCCATAAGCGGTTGCTCCAAGACGCTCAGGTATTGATGGTGTTTCATAAGGTTTTATGTCTGGAAACCGGCTTCTTTGCCTAGGAACAGGCAAATCAGACAAGTCATCTTTCTTGGGAACTGGCAGATCGCTAATATCTTCTGTAGCCATTACTTGTACCCCTGAGAACTTAAAAACGATCTTGCAGCCTCAATATCACCTTGAAAATTTGCATCAGCATACGCCTTTAATTTTGTTTCATTCGGCATTGGTTTTGCATTTTGTTGAGGCATTGTTGGCGCGACAGAAGGCATATCAGCTCTTAAGTTTTCTGATCCTGCTCTTATTGCCGAATCGGTTACCGATGGGAGACCAAGCGTTTTCTGAGTTTTTTCATCAAGCCTCATGCGCCCTCTGCGCAAGACTTCTGTAACGTCATCAAGCGTAAATGGAATTGTTTTTTCAACATCTTTTAAGATGTTTTGCAAATCTTGTTTTTGTTCTGGTGTAGCACCAGCCATTCTTGAATGTGACAAAACGCCTGTCTCAATCTCTTGCCTAACCTTAGCAAGATAAATTGCCATATTGATGGCTTGATCTCCAGCTCTTGGCCTAAGAGCAGAGTATTGCTGCACATTAAATTTAGTTGCAGAAGAAGCAAGACCTTGACCTTCAATCTTAGTAAGCGCTAAATCAAGACTGTTAGCAACTTGATCAAAAGCTCTTTTATCTAAGTCAGTAACCTTTCTTCCAGCCGCCGCAACCAAACTTCCGGTCACTGTTTCTGGGTCACGGTTAATCATGCCGGAAAGGACTGGGCTTTGAGAAGAGCTTGGAAGTGAGGCTATACCTGCCAAGTCTTTTGCAGCACCAATGATATTTGAATGAACACGGCCAGCAAACATTAAGTTGTTTTGCCCAACTCTTCCTGCGCCACCACCTGACGGTTTAACGCCAGTCATTGTTCTTGTCTGGCCTACATCATTAGCCATAACAACATTGCCCTGCTCATCCTGGCCTATGACTTTGAAATCTCTAAGACGCATTTCGCGCTCTGCCGCCCTAGCCTTTCTATCTTCTTCAGCCTTCTTTAGGTTGGCAAGACCTTCTAACCCTTTGCTATAACCCTCAGATGCGGCTTTAAGCTGGCTTAACACCTGATCTGTATTGCGCTGTGCAAGTGCAATGTTCAACGTACCGTTGGCAGTCTCAGCCTCAATCATTGCTTTCAAACCATTAGCTTCGGCTTGGTTGCCTGCAAGCCTTGCTCTAGCTTCAGATTCATATAAAGATTTGATCTCTTCAATCTTTTGTTTTTGCGTTTCTAAAGCCTTTTCAAAGATCGTTTTCTCTTTATCAAAAATGTCTTTGCGACCTTGCCTGTAACCATCAACCATACCTTTCATGGCTTTAAGTCCGGCGATACCAGATCGCTTACTAGCACCACCGGCAATAGCGCCAACCAACATCATTGAAATGGCAATGTTTTGTAGGTTCTCTGAGGTTTCTTTGCTAGGTGCAAACTCAATGGGCTCAGGACGCATGGCTGCGTACTTCTGTTCCATGCCAGCCGTTTCTGCCGCTTGACGTTCAAACATTTGCTTAGATTCTGTAGCCCGTGACTCACGCTGACGCATGATTGGCTCAATGACATTGCGCTCTGCCTGTTGAGTTTGGCTAAGTATTTCAGGCGTTATTTCTCTAGCCCTAGCGCCACGTTGCGCCATAGCTCCAAACTCTTGCTCAAGCGTACCAACAGGTTTAGTTGGCTCTTGATTGAGTTTTGACGTTAAGTCATCAATCGGATTGCGTAGGCTAGTAACGCTGGTTGCCATGATTAACCTCTTGGTGGTGTCAATGCGGTGCGAGCTTGAGTCTGTGCTGGCGTAGTCACGGGTCTTGTTGGTGTCTCAGACGGTGCGCCAGCAATCATGTAACCAGCAGCCTGTAGCGCATCAGCCAATGCACTACCAACTTGAGCATCCGCTTGGTAACCAGCAAGAATAGCGCGTTGCAAATATTGATCTGATATGCCGATGTTCTTCAAGCCTTGGTTAATTAAGTCCTGAGCACCACGCTGTTGCATTTCTGTGGTGCGAGCGGCTAACTGTTGCTGAGCCGTTCCAGAACGCTGGCCCATATTTGATAACGCTTGCCTTTGCTGAGCTTGGAATGCAGCAATCTGTTGTTGCTGAACTGGTGTTAGCTCACCTCTCATACCAGCACCAAGCTGCTGTTCACCAACAGTGCGCGGTTGCTGACCAAGTTGTCGCAACTGATTCTCTAACTGCCGTGCTTGTTGATAACCACGCCTTGCTTGTAACGCAGATAGTCCTGCCAAACCCAAACCAAGGCCGGTTCTTTTATCAACACCTTCCATAACTTGCTTTGCACCAGACTTAAGTAAGTCTTCCATGCTGCGCTGCGGTTGCGCACCAGCATCAATTGCTTCTTGCTTAAAGTCCCGCACTTGTTGTGGCCCAACAAACTGATCTTCCATTGCACCAGTCATCACAGGCTGGAAACTTCTTGTAGGAAACGATGGTGCAATAGCAGTTTGCATGTAATCAGGCATTGGAGCCGCACCTTCTGGCCCCGCTTCAATTGGAGTGTAAATAAGCGCATCTCTCATATCGATCGGTTGAGAGATGACATCCTCACCAAATGCAGGCCGATCAAGCCCTTGCTGTTCAGCAGGCGCTATGTCTTCATAGCCACCAAGAAAGCCGCCATCTTCAAACTCAGGCAACCCTGTTGCAGGATTCATGGTTCCAGCACCGCCTCTTGATTTCAGCAGTGCCGCTTCTTGCGGTGTAATATGTGCAAGAATCGTGTCTTGCCCACGGCCTTGCCTGCGCAGCATCTCTGCTAACGCTTTGAGATCAAGTCCACCACCAAGGAGTGCGGCAAGTTGTTTAGCCATGATTAAATTCCTAATGCTCTGCGAAGTTTCAACGATCTAACGTTCCATACGGGTTGCTGCTCTTCTTCTGTTGTGCCCTCTATATCACCTGTGTAACCTTCTGACAAGCCTGGTCGCAATGGCAAGATCGACGCTGACTCTTCTACGCGACTACCAGGCGGCACTGACGTTCTTACTGTTCTCGGCCTTACAGTTAACGGCTGCTCCACGCTAACAGGCGGAGTCTCAATAATCGACGGTGGTGGCTCATAAGGAGGTGGTTCAATCGGAAGAGGCGGTTGCGAATCAGGTGGGTTAGTTTTTTCTAATTCAATCAAGATTTGCTCAAGCAACTTATCTTCATCCGTTGGCTCATCTATTAATGGTTCTTCAGGAAGCGGTTCAGGTGGTAATGGAGGAAGCGGCTCAGGCTCCTCCGTATTGATCCCTGGTCTTATTTCTGGCTGCGTTACAACTTCAGGCTGCGGCGTTACCTCTGGTTGAGGTATTACTTCAGGAGTCGGAGCAACTTCCGGCTGAGGTGTTACTTCAGGGGTAGGTATCACCTCCGGTGCCGGAGTGATTTCTGGTGTCGGAGTGATTTCTGGTGTCGGAGTGATTTCTGGCTGGGGCTGCGTTACAACTTCTGGCGTAGGTGTCGGAGTAACAACCGGTTCTGGAGTCGGTGTTACTTCAGAAGCTGGTGTTTGTTCTTTAATAATCTCCTGAATAATCGTGTCTTCAGGCGTTGTAACTGGCTGGCTAACCGGTGGAGTAACTATCGGCGTAACAACTGGTTCCGTAACTACAGGAGCAGTAACAACTGGTGCCGTAATAACAGCACCCTCAGTCACATTAGGTGCGGTAACAATACTCAACCCACCTGTGTTATCAATAACGACAGCTTGATTGTTTGCAGTGTCAGTCGCAACAACAACACCTGTTACCGTGTTTGTTTCTGGAGCAACTTCAAACGATGGAATCTCTGGCGCAACAGTTGGCAACGTACCAAGATTTTCTGGCGTTAGATCAACCTCTGGATTGACGTTTACACCAGACGTATCGCGGCCAGCAGTTACGGTCACTGAACCAGAAGGCGGTTGGCCTGCAATATTTATGTTTGTATCTAATCCAACTTGCGCACCTGTGTACATATTTGGTGTGATGCCAAGTCTTTGTTCAATCCCAGAAATAATTGCAGCGTTAGCTTCTAGCGCACCTGCGGCTTGCTTTCCAACAACGCCACCAATAACGCCCTTTGCAACCGCTTTAGCGTCGCTTTCGCCAGTTGCTTTAGCTATAGCCCATTCTTCAAGAGCTTGCATAGGGCCAGCTAAAATGGTTCTAATCACGGCATTTGGCATACCAGGTATAAGTTCTAAAGCTCCGGTAATGCCTGCCGCAATAAAGCCATCACGAAGCGCTTGTCTAGCAGCATCTTGTTTGCTTATACCTGGGTTTGCTTGTTCTATTTCTGCAATCTTGGAATTAAGCTGTGCGCCAGCAGATTCCATAACATTAGAAAAAATAGCTGGAATCAAACCTAAAGCGGCTTGCCCACCTTCTTGCATGATTTCAACGAAACCAAGTGCAAGAGCACCTACCGGATAAAGCTGCGCCGCATCCCAAGCTGACTTTAATGTAAGCAATGGGTCACCGCCGGTCATCTTTGATACATCAAGAATTGACCTCATCCATTGCTGACCTTCTTTATTTATCTCCTCTGGTGTCATTAAAGTACCAGTTTGTGCGACTTTATTAGCTATATCTACAATAGAACTTGGATCAATTCCTATTAATCTTGTAGCTCCAGCTAATGAAGCGGCCAAATCACCAGAAGCGACTGTTGATAAACCAGCCACTGCTTGAGCAACATCGTTGGCTTTTGTATAAGCGCTCTTGCTCTGGTCAACAATCTGACCTTGCGCATTGAACGTAGCCGTATCACCCGTAACCTTGTCACGCTGCGTTACCGTACCATCAGCGTTTTGCGTCGTAACTAAATTACCTACAGGCAAGATGTTTGTATCACGGCCTGTACTTGTTGCTAGCGATGCAACATCATTGGCAGTTAACCTCGCACCAATAAGTTTTGGATCACCGGTATACAAGACACCCTGGTAAGCAGCATTGGCAGGTATACCTTCTACTGCACCAATGGTTTTTGCTTGATCAAGATAGATACCACCACCACCTGCTAGTTCAGTTACCTCACCTGTAGGCAAGACCTGCGTAATCTTTCCGCTATTAACGTCACGCAAGTAAACCGTACCGTTTTGCCCTTTGTATTGCTCAAACAAAGGAATGAGTTCTCTTGCTTGCGCCTCAGCAACAGAAATAGGTGTTGATGACTGCAACGCTGTGTTAACCGCTGCGGCTTGATCTGCTGCTTGTTCCTGCGCAACGATGCCAAGCACATCATCATTGGCTGTAGCACCAGGCGTGGTATCCATACCAAGGTCTGGAGTTGTACCAATACCGCCTGTCGTTGCACCGCCCGTAACAACGTCTGTACCTGTAGCACCAGGTATGGTTGTTGATGTACCAGGCACCGTTGATGGTGTCTGAGGTTTGTTTACAGCGGCAGTCGCCCCGCTCAAAAACCCTTGCGCTGCTGATTCAGCAACATTTCCACCATTGACAACAGCTTGAACGCCGCTTGTAACCGCTGAAACAATTCCGCTATCAATAACCGTATCACCTGTTATTGAAGCATTAGAAAGGTTTTGTGATGCACCGGTTGATATAAGAGAATTTGTTATGGCATTTTGTACATCTCCACCTGTCAATGAAGCGGTAGCAACTGATTTTATCGCGTTATCTATGTAAGGATTGCTTGTTAAATTAGGGACGTATTGAGATACACCAAAAGAAACAGCACTGTTATAAATTGCTTTTTCAATAGGAACGCCTGCTGCAACTTGGGTTCCTGCATTAATAATTGCGTTACCAAGGGCTGTTGCAGTAGTTCCTGTAGCCCCTAAAGAAGAACCAATTGCAGTTCCAATTCCAGGAACAGCCATTAAAGCCATTGATATAACAAACAAAGCTGTATCAGCGTCTGACGTTTCTATTGCTTTAGTTTTTACAGAAGCAGAACCATCAGTCAAATCTAAATAATAAACAGTTTTCCCGTCACCAGTAGCAGTTTCTCCAAGTCTTATTCCATCAATTTGACTTCCAGCTAAAACTCTCTTTCCTTCGGCGTTTAAGGGAAGGTTTTCTAAGCCAGGTTTATCAGGAATCAAATACTCAGCCCCGCCTCTAGTGTTGCGGGGAATAACCTTTTCAGCACCTTCAAGCAAAGAAAGGTCTGTTATTCCTTTTTTCAAAAGAGTTCTTGCTACATCAAGAGCTACCTGTTGATAAGTATTAAAATTTACATCTTTTCCAAAAACCCTTTGAAGTTCATCGTAATCAAAACCAACGCTTTCTTTTTCTGTTTGAAATACACCACCGCTAGATGATGTGTAATTGAATTTATTAGCTACTTGGTTGGCAAGATTTGTCAAGTTAGAAACGTTGTAAGCATTCCCCTCATAATCGTATAAAACATCTTTGTTTGGTTCTTGAACAACATTCTGAGGCTGCGCTTCTGGTTGAGGTTGCGGCTGAACAACAGGAGCAGGTTGCAATGCGGCAACTCTTGCCGCCTCTGCTTGCTCATCCGCTATACGCTGCGCTTCACGTTGCTCAGCAATACGTGCTTGTTCTTGCCTTGCCTCTTCTTCCTGGGCAATACGCGCTTGCTCAGCAATACGCTCACGTTCTTGTTGCTCTGCAATAAGACGTTCTATTTCTATTTCACGCTGTCGCTGCTCATAAGCACGTTGTTGTTCGTAACGATCTATATCCATTTGACGCATGAGTTCTTGCTCAATGCGTTCTTGTTCAACACGGGCGGCAGCAGCAGGGTCATAGCCATAGTTCTGCGCCATGTAGTCAATGTCAGACTGGCTAACACCAACCTGCAACAAGTCTTGTGGCGTAACACCTTCGGTGGTGAGCCATTGCGATTTAGCTTCTGGGGTGTATGAGAACCAATCGCTAGGTAGTTCTGATGGTAGCGCCATGCTATAACCCCAGTCGGTTAATAATCGATTGATGAACCGTTAGATGACCTTGAATCCATTCATAAAAGTCATCTTCTTGGTTCCAGTCCGTATCAAACAAATCAAACGGATTCTCAAGGCTTAACCGATTGGCAAGCGCCTCATGCTCCTGGTAATGCGACCAAAGCCAATCATCTAAATCATCAAGATCAGCATCACCCAAAGGATACTTAGGAATGACAATATCCTGATCTAGCAACTGTATGAAGAATGTCTGATGCTGTTGCGCATTCTCAAAGATCATCTCTCTCAATCCGTCTGAGTCACCAAATACGACGTTAGAAAGATTATCTAGGTTCATGGGTAGAACGGGCTGGTAGGCGATATACCAACCGAATTGACATCATTGATCGTCCAAGGGCCACCGCTGTTAGCCGTAGAGTTATCCACAATCGTAGAAGATTGGCATGTCAGTAGCTTTGTGTTTGATACGTTAGTAAGCGGAGATGTAGGGACAGGAGCCGTTGTTATTGCAACACCCGTTCGATACCTTAAGTTAGAAATTCTGCCGCCAAAATATTTAGGCGAAGTAGAGTTGTTTCTTCCAATAAAGACATCCGTAGAAAGCGTAGTTCTCCAGTTACGGAAAGTCGTGTCGCTGTATCCCTCTGTTCCGTTAATCCACATCTTGACACCGTTGTCAGCAGAAGATGTTCCACCGCTTACGGCAATGTATACCCAGGTATTTGTCGTAATGCTGTTTGATGTCGTTAATGTTTGAAAAGAACTTAAGGTGCTTCTGCGTAGTTTTATAGCACCTATACTGGAAAGCAGAATCTCAAATGTTCCTAGATAGTAAGTCTCTTGTTCCAAACCAACATTAAACAATGTTTTGTCTTCTGAAGGCAGGGACGAAACATTGATAAACATTTCAACGACCCATCGACTAGTAGGCGCAAGAGAGTTGTTATTATCAATCCATAGATACTCGTTTGTTCCGTTGAACAAATAAGAATACTCGCCTTCCACAATAGGCGCTAACGATTGAGGGTTAAACCCTCTTGCTGATGCAGCACCAAAAGCAGATAGGATTGGCATTACGCAAACCTTGTCTGAGAAGCAAAGACTGTAAACGAACCAGTTCCTGTCTTTACAAGCGTGTAGCTGTAAACATCCACGCTATTAGCGTTGCCTGCTGATGGGGCTGTCCCACCAGACCATTTAGGCGTAACGCTTGTACCGTCTACTGTAACCGCTGAGTTGTAGTAGGCCGTTGAACCTTGCGTAACCAAAAACGTTACCGTCATGCTCTGGCCCGTAGACATAATGGCATTGAGCGTTGTGCTACTAGAAGCACGAAAGTTAACCGTCCAGTTTGCAGAGGCGTTGCTCGTGTAGTACAGGATCGACTGCGTACCTACGTCATAGTTGATCGTGCCTGTTGCCGCTGTTGCAGAGATCGTCACTTTCTCTGCTGCCGCTGATAACGTGGCTTGTACCAGCGTCCCAGACACGCCTAGAGCAAGCGTGTTAGAGAAGGACACATTCTGAGACGCATCAACCGTTAGCGCATTGGTTCCATTGGTCTGCAACGTGAGGATGTTTGTATTGTCACTGGTTGCAACAAGACCAACACCAGCCGTTGCATTAAGCGTATTAGCCATTTGCTGTCATCCCAGGTTGTTCTACCCAAGCAATTGCTGCTTCATCCCACGAATACATCTTGCCATCCGTAGGCATCGCCACCGGAGCTTCCCATTGAGAATTAGCATTTAATAACCAGCTAGCAAAGGGTTTCGGAGGAACAAACGCATCAATATCTGCTCGGTAGGTATAACCAATGCCTGCGTAGTTTTTACGCATATTCCCGTTATAGCTGGTCTGCTTCCACGTTCCACCAAGAATCTTTTCTAAGTGTGCAGCACCGATGTGTTCTTTCTCAACACCGCTAGCGTCTGAAGTGTCCTTGTTATCAACAACGACAACCTGCGTGACGATGTTGTTTTCATCAATCTTTGCGAAGTGAGCCATTACGCCTCCAGCCTTAAGCCTGTTAAATCCATCTCTTCCCCGACAACTCCGACAGGGAAGGTATTAAAACTGAGTGAGATTCTTGTGTCCTCGCCTTTGACCTCTGGAACCATGTGCGTGAGCGACGAAGGAAAGAGAATCAGCCTGCCTGCATAAGCCTCAAACCACCACGATTCAGAGTTATACGGGTTCCATTGGTCGGGAGGAAACTTGATCTGCTGCCAGCCATCTTTGTAGAAGTAAATCCGATCATCAGGGTTGGTCTGGACGTAGAACACACCTGAGATGTAACTATTAGGATGAGCGTGTTTGTGGTGGTACTGGCCTTGCTCTGAGTAGTTGCACCAGCTTTGCGTGACTCTTAAGGATACGTTGTGCTTAGGATTGACTGTGGACTTGAAGTATTCCGAGACTGCGTCTTCAATGAATGAGCGTAGGGACGTTAGAGCTGGATCACGCAAGACAAAGTTGTTCGTGCTTGTGGTGTTGCCCATATTCGGTCTTGTCTGTAGCTCACGGATGAAGAACAACTCCTCATCGGACAAGGGTCTACCGAGTTCAGCAAAGCCTACAGGGATGGGGAAAAGATTATGCAACTGCACGCTCAAACTCCTCTTTGGCTATGCCCATCTCACGGAGTTGCTCGTCGGTGTAGATCGTAGGGATGGAGTCCTCAAACTCCCTGATCTTGTCTATCACCCAATAAACTTCCTCAATACTCGGACAGGGTCTAGGATCATCCCAGCGTGTAAAGACATTGTTAGAGATTTCCCACTTTGCACCCGGACGAAGCAGGTGCATGGCTGTGTCTATACCCAGAAATTTATAAACTTTTGTAGTCATGTTATTGATTGATTTTGATGATTACGATACCGGAGCCGCCTGTTCCTGCAACACCATAACTTGTTCCACCGCCACCGCCACCGCCACCGCCTGT